GCTAGTGCTATTGTTTCTGGTGTTAATTTTGCATACGGATAAGTTCCACATTTAATGGTGTGGGCTGCTCCTGATGTAAAATCAAAAAGATTGTTAATTATTCCGCTAACAAAATTTTCATTCCAAATAGAAGCATCTATATTAGCGTTCCACGTTGCATGACTTAAAGAGCTAATATCTAAGTTAATATCCGTTCCAGCCCCGATAATTATATTCGATAACTTGTAGCAATTTGCGAATGTGTTAGAGCTCGCAAAACTCGTTAATTTCCCAAATGTTACTGCTGTCAGATTTGAGCAACTATGGAAAGCATTAATCCCAATTGTCTGTGCAGCTGGAAGTGATACTGTTGTTAGATTTGGGCAATTATGGAAAGCACTACCCCCAATTGTCTGTGCCATTGGAAGTGATACTGTTGTCAGATTTGTGCAAACATAGAAAGCATTAATCCCAATTGTCTGTGCAGCTGGAAGTGATACTGTTGTTAGATTTGGGCAATTATGGAAAGCACTACCCCCAATTGTCTGGGCAGCTGGAAGTGATAATGTTGTCAGATTTGAGCAATAAGCGAAAGTATAAGTCCCAATTATTGCCTTCAAATTGGACATACTTACAGCTGTAAGGTCTTTCATACCATAAAAAGCATACGAGCGGGATATTGTTTCAATTACATTATCATCTATTTGGAGAGGAACACCAGTAAAATCCCCACTCGTTAATATCTCCATACATGATTTTCCAATTGTTAACAAACCTTTATTCATAAGCCCTGACGATATGTTATATGAATAATCAATCTCTATCGTTAACTTGTCATCTTCTGCCAAGGCAGGCAATGTTTCTGCGTATGTAATTACACCGTCAATTATTGAGACGATTAGGTCTTTCTGCATAGACGAGCAAATGCCAACCTTTTGTGTTTCGTTTACAATTAAACGGATATTTTCAATGTCAAACGAATTGCAGTTAGAACAATCAATGCTTCTTGTTCCTGCCGTAAATGTATATCCCTTTATTAATGTTCTCATATTATAATCCTGCGTATATTAATGGAAGTAACTTGTTAAGCTCTTCGTTCGTTTTACTACTGCTCCAAACTTCCGTTAGGCTTACTGTATTGTCGTCAATCATTGTTCTGGCGTCCTCGCCTTTGTCGCCTTTGTCGCCTTTGTCGCCTTTGTCGCCTTTGTCTCCCTTATCTCCTTTGTCGCCTTTGTCGCCTTTATCGCCTTTATCGCCTTTGTCGCCTTTATCGCCCGCATCGCCTTTGCCAAAGCCTGACATGTTAACTACTGTAGTAAAAGCCTTGTCATCGTCTAACAAAGATAAAAGCATTTCGCGGTTTTGCAAAACAATATCAGACGAAAAAACATCACTATCATTTGTTAATGACATTATGACATTTTCAGGAATAATATGTATAAGAGTCGTTAGCATGTTAAATTTTCCTGTGAATCAAATTATCGTTTACCTTGAAATATGACACATGACGTGTACTGCCGATTCTTAACCCCTCATCGATAGTTATAGCTATCTCGATATAATTGTCTCCTACTAGTTTAGCTGACTGCAAGTTATTTATCACGAACGAGTAATATTCGTTGTCTATCTCAATTGACCCATCTGCTTGCAAGCCTTCTTTGTTTGTAAAAAGTAGTTGAACATTATTCTTTTCATTTCTTATTAAAGCACTTATTTCAACACCCTCCAAATCGGTTATAGGAGTAACGACACTGTCAACAACCTCTGATAGTGTTCCAACGATAGCGATATTAGTTCCTGCTTGATATTCCGTTGCCATTTTAAAGTCCTCCTATGATTTTTATTCGTCCATTCCTATCACTTTTATTCAAACAACAGGGTAATAGCTTGATATATTTAAGATATTCCAAGCAGTCATCAAGATAACGTATACCAATAGCCAGAGCATCATTACTTATACGCAACAATGTCTTTTCGTTTGAATGTTCACTATATTCGCTATTTTTAAACATTGTGCCAAAAGCAGTAACGTTAAAATCTTGATTCAGAATCATTTTTGAATATGCAATATAAGCAACCGATTTGCGTAAGCCTTCAAAATAATGATTATCATTATCGTAATAGCCACCGTCAAGCAAAGTTGTATAATTCTCCTTATTATCCGAAATGTTTTTAAAAAGAGATGCGCCAAAAGCAGGTAAAACATACAAGCTCTCTGCTTCTTCTATATATACAGTAATCCGACTGAGCGGAATATTGTCAGCAATTGGTCGTATATCTTTTATGTCGTTAATTGATGCTATCATTGTGTTAATGGTATTAATCTATTTATGTCATCTTCGCTTATATCCCACAGTGCTGCTGCAATTGACCTTTTTTGTGTGTCAGTCATATTTGAGTTAATTATATCAAGGAGCTGCGATAACCCTGCATCGCCCAGCCTTTCAGCTAATGATAAATTTGAATTAAACGAAAGCGGCTGAATTTCCGTGCTAATATCCGTTTGCTCTTTAAAATTATTTAATAATTCAGAGAATACACGTTCAAGAACTAACCTCTCATTGCTTGTCGTGCTGTTATAGTAATCGTATGCCTGCTCCATAAGCTCTGAACCAAAACCAGCTCCTACATTCTCGCATCTAAGTATCGGAGGTTGAGTAAAAGCCCTACCGATGGCATCCTTTACTGCTTCCCTTGAAACTGTAAATTCTTTGTCATAGGAATTACCAGAGATTTTTAAAAATTCTGGAATCTCTTCCTTGCTATTCACACTCATATATCCAACCTTATTTGCATTCCTGCTGCCCTGCATCTGCTTAATGACCTTCTCTGCATCCGTTTCGCCTTCGTCATTATCTGTCTCTTTGTTTAATATATCTATAAAGAACCCAGACGGCAGAAATCCGCGCGTTGCGTTCCTGTTCGTTATATCAGAGATAGCCTCCTCAGTGTTCATATCTGTTAGCACTTCATCAAAGATAGGTGTAGGATAAACGCCAAAACCTTCGTTTGAATAGTAGAAAATCTGTCCTTTGTAGTTCTCCCAACCGCCAGCGGCTGTTACTTGTTGTTCAATAACATCTGGGTCCGGATTATAAAGGTCTATAAAGTCAATGTCCTCACGTCTCCAACGTCTCGATAATAAGTTTCTACGCCCCCAGTCAGGGTGTAACGCTATTTTCGTAAAATTACCCTCTTCATCAAGTGCCTGAAATCGGGCATTTTCGAGCGGAACATGTGATATTGTTGTTTTTTGAAAATTTGCATTATAATTGACGTGCATACAAAAGCCTCCAAATAACGCAAAATCACGAGATATATCATGTAAAAGGCTGTCAAGTGTCTGCGAATTATTAATAAATAGCTGATATGCTTTTTCATCTGCAAACCCATTGCCATTGATAAATTTCGAGTAGTTAATGAAACAAGACTTGCCGGTAACGGAAGAAAAGACAATATCAACGACTTTTTGCGGATAGTCATTGTCATTTCCGTACAGTTGAATGTTAAGCGATTTGCTGTTTACTGAATCAAATCGATTCTTCTCAGCGCATAAAATTGAAGCTTTCATGTTGTTTGTATTTGTTCTTTGTGCTTAAACCAATAAGCACAAAGAGGTAAGGAATATTATATTAATTCCTTTGTTTGTTTTTGTTTTTGCTTTTTTTAACAATTGGAGATGGTTTCTCCTCCTCCTCTGTCTCTACTACAACCTTTGCTGCTGCAACAGGTGCCGGATACAATCGCTTTTCAATATCTTCCGGTAATTTGTCAAATAATTTTATGCAGTCGGGATTTGTACGTAAATGGTACAATGCCCCTTCTTCTGTCAAATTAAAATTAGACATGGTCAATGAAGCATCGCTGTTTACAACGTCACGAAGTAATGCGCCTGCTCTTAACCGGTATTCCAATGTTTTCATATCTGTAATATTTTTAAGATTTATCAACTCTATGTACGCATCGCATACACAATTATTGCAACCGCCTACATTCCTTTTTAAAAAGAAGAGCGAAAGCTCTTTAATCTCTTTTTTTAAAGTTAAGTTAGTTGCAAGCTCTTTCATCAACATATCTATGCTTGCATAAATGGACTTTGTAGCCTGCAACTTTCTTAGTCGTTCAATCATCTATATTTATAATTATTCTCCTCCTTCAGGAGCTGTATACAAACCTGCTAAAGCTGTCTCAGTTGCGGCTAAAGTGGAGGCAAAATAAGACAAAGGTAATTGACCCTCTTTGCTGTTCTCATCACTTGCTAACTTCGCTGTAAACACTACGTTGTCAGCAAAATCAGTTGTAAACGCATTCTCGCTTAATTTCAAACCACTATCCCAGCCATATACCTCGTACTTTGTGTTACCACTTGCACCCGTCGCACGATTTTCAACAATCGCAACTACTCGAGCATTGGTCAGCGAATTGATAAAATCTTTGCTCGTTTGGTTTTTAACAAATATTCTCAAAGTCACGGCATGGTCGTATGAATCGATATACGTTCCTTTCGCGAATGTTGCTTCTCCCGTCGTTGCTTTGTCTATTGATTCAAACAAATATGCAAGTTTATCTGTTTTTAAAACGAGAGATGTACATACACCTGACGAAACAGTACTTGCGGCTTTGTCAATATCGTCGTAATTAGCAAGCACTACCTTTGTGCCTGTTCCTGATGTTGCCATCTTACCACATTCTGCTGCGGTTAATCCTGCTGCTATTTTTGCACAATCCATTTTTTTTGTCCTTTCTTTTTTTTAAAAATCCGTGTGCAGAATTTTAAGTTCCGCACACGAATTATTTTGTTATTATATTGCTACTACAAACATTCTTGGGTTTAACAATTTAGCATCAGCCTTGCCCATTAACTCAATCTTAACACGTCTGGAGTCAGGGTCTTGGCGTACACTTGCATCAGCAAATGATGCGATGCTGTCCAGTCCTACTGCCAAAAAGTCCTTATGTGTATATACTGCTCTATGAGGGTTAACCAATTTTTCACCATTGTTATAGTAAGAAAGTATTATCTTATCCCATATAGGTAGTGCTATTAAAGGTATGCCGTTGAAGGTTAATGTTTTTTGACCGTTTACCAAATTTGTGTATAAACCGTCTAAAGATAATCCTTGCAAAGATTTTGAATAACCATCATAGAATGATTGTGTGCAAAGGATGAAGGAATCAGCTTTTGAACGCAAAGTGATATCAGCTCCATAAACCATTGATTCCAAATAACCCTGCACGTTTGTTTTCACAAGTGCTTGTGCTGAATAACTAGCTCCTGCATTTTCAGTAACAGTTACCCTTTGTGCAGAATTTACAGTATATTGAGTTTCAATTTGTTTGAAGAAACCGTTTAAGATAGTGAAATAATCAGCATCAACACCCGGAGTGATTGTGCCACCTGAATAAATAGTGATTTTATTTTCTTCGTCTTTGCTGTAGTAAACAGTATCTGGTGCTGCGTTACCTTCTGCTGCCGTTGCTGCTAAATAAACAATCGTTTTATTTGCAAGAGAACATTTAACTGCTCCTGTAGTCGCTGCTGTTACACCTGCATAAACTGTACCCTCAATAGGGCTACCTGTTGTTTGTTCTGTTGCTGCTGCTGTTGGTAATTCTTCAACTACGGTGTTTGTTGCTGCCGTGTCGCTAAACCAAAATAGACGAATGATAAAATCCTTAACGCTATTTGCTAAGACTTCCAATATAAGATTAACGTAATCAGAGCTGCTAAAATCTTGTATTGCGATGCCTGTTCTAAGTGAATAAACACCTGCTGTAGCTTCAATGTCTTTGAAACATTCTGCGATATATATCTCCCAGCCTTTAGGCTCCCAAACGATTTTACGTGTTCCGATATTATACGCTTGAGGTGTAGGGTCGCAACCTTGATTAGCTACTCCAACAAGTCCACCTGCTCCTACAAAGCCAATTTCTTTGTCGTAAACAATGCCTTCATAAACAGTATGAAGTGCTTCGAGTTCTGGGCTCTTTACTATCTCGTCATATAGTAACTCTTTAACCGAACGTATTTGCTCGTCGGTAAACGAAAAATTTGAAAAATTTAAAATTGATGCCATTAGTTTTGTTCCTTTCCGCCCAACATTTGAGCTCTTTTGTTTTTAATTTCTGTCTTTAAATCGTCATAGCTGTTTGCTGCAGGGCTTTTCCTGTTTACCTGTCTAACGGAAGGCTTGTAGTTTGATTCTACATTCTTTTTTAGCTCATTAATAATCGCAACTGCTTCATTTAGTGATTCTCTCAATTTAGCATTAGTAGCGATTAAATTAGCCACTTCTTCTGTTTGTGATTCAGCCTCTTTGATTTCAGTAATCACACCTTCAGCGATTGTAATTGTACGCCCGTCAGGTAACTCAAATGTTCCATCTGGTTGTGCACTCATGCCTACTTCTAGTGTCTCATCTTCTGCTTCTGTAGAAAATAACACCTTTCCTTCTGCATCGGTGAAGTCGAAATTGACGGCTCCACCTGTTAACAAATTCTTTACCTTTGCAAGTAAATCATTTGTTGCTTTTAAAACTTCTTCTTTGTTCATCTTTTCTTTTTTTGCGTTAATAAATAAATCCTTTTTTAAATTAGTATTATAACCGTTTATTTTTGAAATAAATCCATAATTAAGCAGCTCATCGGCTGTCCTCATCTTCTCCTCCTTCATGAGATTTTCAAGCGTTTCAAAATCAACCCCTGTTCTATCGGCATAGATATTCAAAATCGCTGTTTGTTCTCTTTCTAATTCTTCCATCATTCTTTTTAAATCGTCCACATTTGCATTTTGAACAATAGGCATCATTACTTTATGTATGAGTGCTCTACAATTTTTGTTTGCCGTTCGATTTTCTTTAGGTGCAGCGAGAAGTATACATATAGCCATTGAATGGCAACCACCCTCGATATTACAAAAAATGTTTTTCCCACTCGTGCGGATAGCATCATATATAGCAAGCCCTTCACTCACACTTCCACCGTCGCAATGAATGTTAAATTTAAAATCGTTCTCATCTGGATTTTCGTCGAGAATCCTTTGAAAAGTATCTAACGAAAATACAACATCTTGGTCAGCACCCCACATCGCCATCCATCTGTTGTCTTCTTCACTTGAAATCGGTAAATGTAATTTTATTTCGACCATAAAATATATCTTTTATTTATCTACAAATATGTTAATATTTTTATTTAAAAAAAAGTAAAAAGCGTTAAATTTTAACACCTCCTAATTTTTATAAGGAATTACAAACGGATAAGCTCGACTTGTGTCGTTTTCCCTGCTATGTAGTTCTTAATCTTATTTACATAGAAAAACGCTCCGAACTTCCTTATAAATACCGGTATAACCTGCTTAAAATTTACAATATCTTCTTCGTTCAAATTAAAATAAGCCGTGATTTTAAGATAATTTTTAAAGATAAATTCATCTGAATAGATTCCAAACAGATAATCATAAAACTCCAAACATTCAGAGGCTGTAACGGGCTGAACTCTATAATTATAATAAGCGAAACCACTACTAGGAAGGACATATACAGTTGAATAGTGAAAAAATTGTGGGAACTTCATGTCCTCCCATTCGGTTGCCAGCCCTTCTGTATTCTTAAACCATGTTACGGAATGTGGGTCGGCACTTTCAACGCTCAACTCCTCTCCGCATATTGTTTTTTCGTTTGATAATGTTTCGTTATTTATAGAAGCATAAGCCTCATCTGTTTTCCCCGTCTTTTCATTTTTAGTAAAGCGCAACATATTCTTTTTCGCATAAGTACCATCTGGTTTATAAACTTCTTCAATCGTTTGCGAAATATCTAGTTTGTCGCTCCAATCAATAGCTAAATATCTATTTTGATACACTTCCGACAAAGTGTTTAATTTTACAACCTTGTTAACTTCGTCAACTTCGACCATTAAACCAAACAGTCTTATGAAGGTCTTGAAAAAATCTTCTGCGGTAGCCCAACCAATGTTCGGGGCAATATCCATTTGAGTTCCGGGAACAGCATAATCAGAAGTAATCACTTCATGTGTTATTGACAAGTAACATGGGATTCGCACGACCGTATCAGTGGCTTTAATAGTATTTTGCCACACACCGATATAATCATCCTTATATGCACCTGACTCCGGTGCATCTGTTACATCGTTTATTACTACATCGTTAACTTCTGTTCTGCCATTATAATGAAGAACAACACTACAAACATGATAGCCGGGATATTCTGCTTTTACAATAAAATCACTTCTTAGCAAATTGACACTTGATAAGGCGTTATCCAAATAACTCCCCGACTCCTGAGCAGTCTTGTGCATCGTGAACGATGTTTCGAAATCGGCAGGCATCGTTGCAAAATCGCTGTCAGGGAATTTTAAAAACAAAGAGACCTTCGGGAATATCCCTTCACCCCCTATCCCTATTTGATAGCCACTGTAATAATTACCGTTAAAAAAGAATTGTTCACATATTGAATGACCGTTTCCGCCGGTGTTGCCGTTATGAAAGTAACACCGTGAGGCTGCTGGTTCTCCCCCCTCCTGCAATTGGGAAGGATAACTGGTGTAATTCACATCTGCAAGACGTATGTTTGCGTTGCGCATAGGTACAGCAAAGCAATAATAAATAAAAGAGCTAATATTTGATTCTAGTGTATAGCCGAGATGGTCAAATAAGAACGTTAAAATGCCCCAAGCATGCCTGTAGCCCCTATCCAATCGAGGCTCTCCAAGCATTACACACGGGTATGCGTTTGGAAGTATACCGCTACTAACAAAATCGGATTCCCTTGACCGCATATAAGCTCCTCTTCTTATCAGCTCTTCTATTATCGGATTTAATGTAGGGTCATCTCTCCACTTTGCGACTTTTGTTTTAGGGTAAATAATGCCTGACTGCACGGGGGTGTACTGCTCATCTTGAAAATCACTCAAAGTAAGGGGTCTAACGGTAGAACCTAATAATGACCGATATTCCTCAGACGTGAAGTCTATATCCCGTAATTTCTTGAAAAAGTCGGAAACACCTGATGATATGCATATCTCGATGCTTTTATTGCTAACCTTTAAGATTGTTAAATAACAACCTTTGCCAAATATCTCTCTATTCCTATAATGCAATCGGCATTCATAATTTTGATAGGGGGCTTGACTCCTTGCAAAATTATTTGTAATCCCTGCGAAAATATACTCATTTTTATAAGTAAACGGGAGGATTATTCTTTGCGTGTAATCATTCGTTGTTATTCCGAAGTCGCCAATTTGTGAAGCTCCTAAATTTATTGCAATATCTTTATCGTCAATATCTGCTACGTCCCAGTAATTAGAAGCTAAACGCTTAACTCTTAATATATAATTGTTCATGGCTTATCTATTTTTATTTATTGATTCAACTTCTGTATAATTAATATCTGCCCTTCTTATATCTTCAACGGTAACATACGTCTTTCTTTTATTAATCGAATCGGAAATAATCTCGCCCATTTCACGAAAAGACTGCCTACCGATAGCCTCGCTGCTATTTCGTCTATAATATCCACCGTCTGATGTTGGGGTTATTCGCCCTTTAACAAACGGCACACCTCCGCCAGCTTCATTTATCAAGCTTGCGAGCTCACGTAATCGCGGGTTACCCATGCTTTTGGCGTTTATTATTGCTTCTCCTTGTTCAGCCTCTATAAATGTTCCGCCTTGAGAATGCTTTTTACCTCCAATCATTCCGCCACGCGCGGCTGTTGGTAATGGTTGTGCTGCAATGGTGGCAATCTGTGAAGCACCTATCGCTGCTGCTACTGCTGTTAGTGCAATCGTGGATATGGCAAAATCTCCCTTTGGAACTTCCGCCCATATCTTCAAAATGGCTAATGCGGTATTTAATGTCGCATTCATTATGCCAAGTGCCTTATCCCGTTTAGCCTGCTTAATCGCTAGGTCTTTCTTCTTCTTGTCTAGTTCCGCATCTGCCTTTGCAACACCTTTGTCGTATTGCTCCTGCGAAATTAAACCTGATTTTAGCCTACTCTCTAATGATTGCTTCTTCTTTTCGTTGTCCTCCTCATATTGCTGCATCTGAACATTCTCAGCAGCTTTCATTATGTCGTTAATAGCATTAAGAGAATCCATGACCATCCCGCCATACTGGTCCACATAATCACGTGTTATTTTTATTGTCTCTTGTTGATGACGAGACAGCTCATCTGTTAATGCTTGATTAATTTCAGCAATTTTCTCTGCATTATCTTTTGACAACGCTAACTGCTCGTTTAAAAAGGCTACCTTTATTTTATGCTTTTCATTTTCGCTTTTGTAAGTGTTAGCCTCTTCCCGATTCATCGCCGCCAAGTTCTCATCGCTATTCGCCTTTCTTAATGCAGCCTCTGCCTTGTATATCTCCTCCTGAATTTTCGATTTTGACCCCTCATCTGTTTCTGATTCCGAAAGGCTGCGCAATTCTTCAAGCCTTTTAATCGCCATCTCTTTTTGTATCTTCAATTTAGCTTTTTCATTGTCGCTAAACTTCGCCAGCTCCAGAGCAAATTCATCAGTCAAAGAGGTGTCTATGTCTTTTATTCTCTCACTTAGCGATTCCTTCCTTTTTTGTTGTAGCTCTTGGATCCAAGCCTCTTGCAACCGTTGCTCATACGTGCCATTCTCCAAAATGTTTTTCTTCAATTCTTCAAACCGCTTCTTTTCTGATTCAGAAAGTCCGCCGTCGGCGCGCTTAATATCCAAGCTCATATATTCTTGCTCCAGCAAATCGTTGTGCTTTCGCAAAGAAGTAATCTCGTTAGAATACTTTTTGTTAGTTTCGGAAATAACCTCCTCATCATTCTTTTTGATGATTGATTTAATATTCTTCAACTCTTCTTCATAACTATTTTGTAAGTTAATCGCTCGCTGCTTGTCGTACGTTTCCCTCTTTTCTTGCAAAATAATCAAACTATCTTCGTAATCTTTTGCGCTTATTTCCCCGAACCGCTTTTGCAAAAATAGTTTCTCCTTTTCAAACTGCTGAAGCCGTTTAAACTCTTTGTCCGCATATTCCTGCTGTAAAAAAAAGTCATTCTCTAATGATAACTTTTCTTGAGATGCTCTCTCGTCTGCAACTGCCTTCCTTTGTTCAAAAGCTTTAATCGCTGCTTGTTTATACGCTTCCCTCTCTTTTTCAAGTGCTACGACTGTCTCCTCTCTTGATTGCAAGTTTAACTCCGTTTGTTTCTGCTGATTCTCGTCATACACTTTTACAAGCTCGTTATGCGCTTTCGCTAGTTCGATTACTTTTTTTGATTGCTCGCTGTAATCCTTGCTACCTTTTGCCATTGTTGCTAAGAGTGCCTTCTGCGCTTGTATATTACGCATCGACGCGGTATACTCTGCATATTGTGCCTTAATCTTAATATTAAGCAGCTTTATTTCTATATCTCGTAACTCCTTGTCTGCTTTTGCTTTCGCTTTCGCAATAGCCTCCGCCGTTGCTCCGCTTGCGCGCAATGCTAGCTCCTCCTCTTTCCACTGATTTTTGCGCTTATTAGTGCTATTACTTATTATTCTATCTAGCTGCTCTATCTCTCGTGCTGTTTTCCGGACCTGTTTTTCGTACGCCTCGCCTGCCTTTGCAGCTGCTTTTTCTTCTTCCGTTGCTCCGCTAAAGGCTTTTGTTAACATATAAATACCAGCTACAAGTGCGACCAATGCGATAGTAATTAGTACGACGGGGTTAGCTGCAAGTGCTGCATTCCACAACCATTGCGCGGCAGCGGCTATCTTTGCGCTGACACTGCCTGCCGTTTTCATCTTTGCGTAAGCCGCCTCTGCTGCTGCTGCTCTAACCGTCTGATTGATACCTATCTTTTGAAGGGCTATCGTTGCAAGTGCATACACGTTTGATTCCTTTTGCGCGGCATTTTGCAGCTGAGTAGCTACGGCGAGAGCATTCGTTACGACTTGCAGCTTCATGATGACTTTTGTTGCCTCCTCACCATCAGCTCCCATAGCTATGAATGTTGTTGCTAGCCCACCTGCCAAGCCTGCCATGGTTGAGAAAGTTTCATTCATCATGTTAATACTTCTCGTGTCGCTCGCCATGTTTTTTATTTCATTCGCAACGTCTTCTTGAGCGTCCTTTAACATAGCCAATCTCTGCGCCATCGTTTGATACGTTTCGGAGCTGTCATCTCCGGCTATCTTCATCGTCATCAGCTGCTCAGTCAACTCCCTTAGTTCTTGCCGAAGACTTTTTGTTGCAACCTCATAATTTCCGACTTGATTCCGGAAATTAAGCAGCGACTGCTCGGCGACGTTAATTTTGTCGGCTGTTTCAGCTATATTTGCTTGCAAAGCTTTACCTGCCTTTGTGTCTCTTTGTGCTGCCGACATTTTGTAATATTCAGCTGTCATTAATGACAATTTAGCCTTCAACTGATTTATACTACCTGATTCCGATTGCTGTAGCTTTATTTCATTTTGTATGACTTTCTCTCTCTCTCTTGATTGAGAGTTAAGATTTTTTATTTGAACGCCTAGTTGCTCATATTGCGCGCGCCCCTCAGCCGTTGATGTGTCTAATTCTTTTTGAGCCTTCTTTAAATCAGCAGCTTTTTGCCTCAACTCGCCTAATTCTTTAAGAGCTTCCGTTGCTTTTACTTCTACTTCAAGCAGTATTTTTTGTTCTGTATCCATGTTTTTTTAGTTATTATAAAGTCATTTTTTTACATACAAGCTCGACTGTTTTACTTGATACTTTAAATTCACGTGCTACAACTATCCTTGCTTCCATTCTCCGTTGACCCTTTTCGACATAATCATTATACCTCTCAAAGATTGAGATATTTCGCTCGGTTGTCATTGGTAGAAAACCTGCACGAATAAGACTTTTGCGAGTTTCTTTGTCTATTTGATTGATTGTGTCGTAAGCTGTCATAACTATATCATTTGCAATTGTCTCTCGGGCAAAATGAATGTAATTTCAATATCTGTTCGTGGACTTCCATTTAAAAATGAAGCCTCACCGTCTGGAAGTACATCAATCCATTTCCCTCTTGATTCATCATACCACTGAACAAATGTACTATAAAGTAAAGCACTTATTACTTCATATTCTTCTTCTGTTATCTGTGAAGCCCCTACGGTAACCTCCTCCTCAACTTCTAATCCTATCGTTCGTTTATTACCAGATGACGCCGCCATATCCGTGACATATCTCTCCACTGTTTTGCGAGAGCCTATTTTACGTTTTTTAACATATCGACAATCAAACATCCAATACTCCCAACCTGCTAGAGCGTTAACCCAACGAACATAAAAGGGGTGCTCGGGAGCATCCAACACTTCAACTTGTAGAATATCCGAAATCGAATTATTAACAATTTCGATAGAGCTGTTCGCCTCGGAAGCATCTAGCAAAAATAGTGGAT